AAGAGTTCCAGACTTATACGAAGCCTACTATCGTGACAGTGCAGAATTTGAAAAGTTGTATCTACAGTATGAACAAGATAAGACAAAGAAAAAGAAAGTTGTATCGGCGGATGAGATATTCAAAAATGGAATACTTAAAGAGAGAACTGATACTGGGCGCATTTATCTTGTCAACATCGACAACGTTATCAACCAGGGCCCCTTTGATACAACGGTGGATCCAATATATCAATCAAACCTATGCCAAGAGATACTTTTACCCACCCGACCTTTCCAGAGAATTGAAGACCCAGAAGGAAGAATTGCTCTTTGCACTCTTGGGTCCATAAACTGGGGTGCGTTCCGTAATCCACAAGAGATGCGTAAGGCATGTCGTGTTTTAGTTCGTAGTCTAAGTAATTTATTAAATTATCAAGACTTCCTTAGCGTACAGAGTAAAATGGCTAATACTGATTTTGAACCTCTAGGTGTTGGCATTACTAACTTGGCCTATTGGCATGCTCGTAAGAGTTTCAAATATGGTGAGAAAGATGCACTGGCAGAAGTTAAACGTTGGATGGAACACCAGGCCTACTACCTTACTGAAGCCAGTGTTGAGCTTGCCCAAGAACGTGGACCATGTGCTCGTAGTCAGTACACCTACTACGGTAAGGGAGTCTTTCCTTGGGAAAGACGCAAAGCCGGAGTCAACGAACTCACTGACTTTACGCCTAGCATGGATTGGGAACCGCTCCGTGCTCGTATGATCAAGTACGGGATCCGTAATGCTACACTAATGGCAGTAGCCCCAGTTGAGTCTAGCTCAGTTGTATTAAATAGTACTAACGGAATTGAAATGCCCATGGAAATGATTTCTGTTAAAGAATCAAAGGCGGGATCGTTTGTACAGGTAGTACCAGAATACAAACGATTAAAGAACCGTTATCAGTTAATGTGGGATCAGAAAGATTGTGTTGACTATTTAAAGACAGCTTCAGTATTGGCTGTTTACATTGATCAAAGTTTATCAACTAATACATTCTATAATCCTGCCAATTATGCAGGAGGTAAAGTACCTGCAACTGTAATTGCCAAAAATTTAATGCTGGCTTACAGATGGGGACTAAAGACTATATACTATAGTTTAATTAATAAGGTCGGCGCCAAAGCTGACATGACAAATACAAGTAGTGCAATTACACTTTCTCCAGTTACTGTCTACGAAGAATTAGACGAAGACTGCGAAGCGTGTAAATTATAAAAGGAAATAAAATGAAATTATATATAAAATATATTGATGGACAAATTGTTGATCACCCGATGCTTGAAGATAATCTAACGCAGGTAGATCCTACTTTTGATCCAGATAATCTCCCAGATACATTAAAAGTATTCGAACGTGTAAATGCTCCGATACCTGGACCATATGCTTACATACAGGTTTCATATCAACTAGGTGATGATGGTATTGTTAGAGATACGTATACAGAATTACCATTCAGTGCAGAAGAACGAGCCAAGCTAATTGAATATACAATGGCACAAGCGCATCCCAAAGGTTGGACCTTTAATGAAACAATCTGTGGTTGGGAACCAGGAGTACCTTATCCAACAGATGGAAAAGTTTATGAATGGTCTGAAGAATTAGAGAACTGGTCAGAAATGAATACTTATTAATACTATGTCAAAAGCACAGTACAATTTTTCAAAACAAACAAATTACCTTAAGCGTACAATGTTTCTAGATCCAGCAGGTCCAGTAACAGTGCAACGGTTCGAGGAAGTTAAGTATCCTAAACTACAAAAGTACGAAGAACTTGCTCGGGGCTTCTTTTGGGTTCCAGAGGAAATTAGTCTTACCAAAGACAAGATGGATCACAAAGAAGCCAGTGATGCTGTTAAACATATCTTTACCAGTAACTTGCTAAGGCAAACTGCGTTAGATTCTATCCAGGGTCGAGCGCCTTTCCAAGTGTTTGGGCCAGTTAGTTCAATTCCAGAACTCGAAGCACTGACACTTACCTGGAGTTTCTTCGAAACAAGCATTCACAGCAAGAGCTATAGTCATATTATTCGTAATGTCTACGGAGTACCTAAAGATGAGTTTAACAAGATTCACGACACGGCTGAAATTGCTGGTATGGCTGCTAGTGTTGGTCGTTACTATGAAGACCTTCATATTCTTAACAGCCGTAAAGAGTTGGGTGAAGATGTTGGACTACACGTTCACAAGCGAGCCATATGGATGGCCCTACATGCATCATACGCACTCGAAGCTCTACGTTTCATGGTATCCTTCGCCACGTCACTTGCTATGGTAGAGAATAAGATTTACATCGGTAACGGTAACATCATCAGTTTGATTCTACAAGACGAACTGCTTCATGCAGAGTGGACTGGTTGGTTAATTAACAATGTAACCAAAGACGATCCGGACTTTATTGAAATTGGAAAAGAGTGTGAAGCAGAAGTATACGCTATGTATATGGAAGTCATTCAAGAAGAAAAAGCCTGGGCCGAATACTTGTTCAAGAAGGGTGTGGTCATTGGATTGAATGCCAACATATTGAAAGACTTTGTTGACTATACTGCATTTACTAGACTAAAAGAAATTGGCATCAAGTATCTAGCAGACCATCCAAAGATGAGTCCTATCCCTTGGTTTAACAAGCACGTTAACATCAATAAGAAACAAACAGCATTACAGGAAAACGAAAGCACCAATTATGTTATTGGTGTTATGAGTGATTCAGTTAGCTATGAAGAACTACCAGATTTATAAGGAATAAAATGACCAAAGCAATTGTGTGGTCGAAGTACCACTGCCCATTTTGCGATCAGGCAAAGGCATTATTAAAACAACGAGGTATTCCATTTGAAGAAAAGAAAATCGGTGATGGATATTCTAAAGAAGAATTGTTAGAAGCAATTCCCACAGCAAGAACAGTACCACAGATCTTTATCGATGATCAACTCATTGGTGGCTTTACTGAACTAAAGGCACACCTAAATGGATAACGAGCCCATTGTAGATGAGAACACCATTGATCTATCCGGTGGTGAAGATTACGACAGTATCACTATGATAGATACTAGCAGTATGAACTCTTATAATTACTCCTATAGTACAACACCATCTAGCATTACTATTAGTAACGGTAGCGGTAGTAACTATGGTGCAGTCGGTAGCTCTGGTAGCTTTCTAACCAGCGGCTTGAATGGCACTAGCTGGAGCAACACAAATTGGAATATAAGCAGTAGTTCGTCAACTCCAGGTTTAAAAGTATCAGGTGACGCAGAGTTTGAAGGCAAGGTTATGATAAACGGCCGGAATATCTCAGAGTTCATGGAAACCATTTCAAACCGTCTTGCCATACTCCAACCAGACCCTGCAAAATTAGAGCACTTCGCGGCTCTTAAAAAAGCCTACGAGCATTACAAAACACTCGAAGCTTTATGCGAAATACCCAAAGAAGAAAACGAGGAATAATATGTTAATTCAAAAACCCGCAGCCACTGGTGACACAGTGAGCATTAAATTAATTTCCGGTGAAGAAATCATCGGACGTTTAGATGAAGATACCAGTGAGTATGTTAAACTAAACAGACCTAAGAGTGTTAGTATCGGCGCACAAGGACTAGGTATGATGCCGTTTATGTTTCTAGGTGGAGCAGACAACGTTACTATTAAACATAATCATATCATTGTTATGGTACTTGCAGAGAAAAGTGCAGCCGATCAATATGTACAGGGAACAACTGGCATTGCTCTATCGTAAATATATGATAGGAGATTAATATGCCATACATTTCCGGCACAGGCCGAATTTCAGACGTTTACCATAGCGGCAATGTTTACGCTAACAATGTTCCAATCGCTCTTTGGTTATCGCCCGGTGCTAGTGGTACATTTGGCGGTATTAGCATATCAGTGGCAGTGGAACTAGATCCATTAGTAGTTGAGGCAGTAGCGAGCCAGGTCAATACCTATGTAGCTGCTCAGAATGGCCAACCTAATCAATATTATAGTGCTGCCGCGGCAGCTGATGGTGTTAAAGGTAATTATGCAGGTACAGTTGATGATGGTACCACAGCCACTGCCGCAGTATCGCTAATTTCAACTGACACTACTTTCTCTAGTATTGTTCCATTCTTAGACAAATGTCTCGATGAAGCTGCACAAGGAAAGTGGCGTGAATCTGGTCAAGGTGGTAAACCTAGTAATCCTAATATTACTGGCATTTGGCAGAACATAGGATATCCCGGTAGCAGTCCGTGGACCACAGATCAAACGGCATGGTGTATGGGATTTATTAACTTTGGATTAAAGAGTTCGGGGTATCGATATTTCCAAACTGCATCCGCAGCCGCAATTACAACCAATCCAGAAAAGTGGAACGCTACGCAAGTTCCTAAAGATCAAGCACAGCCCGGTGACATAGCATTCTGGAGTTATAGGCACGTTAACTTTGTCTATACAGCCCAAAATGGCAAATACACGTTTGTTGGCGGAAATCAAAGTCCAAAAGCAAGTAATAATCCGGATGACGGCGATGTAACCAAATCTTATCCAAACGGAACAGGCGCTAATAACGCAAATTGGGTAAGTTGCTGGCGTCCAAGTAAAACATAATGGTTGACAAACTGGTAAAAATACAGTATAATAGTAATAAGAGGAAGCAGTAATGCAACAAGGTAAAGTAAAATGGTTTAATAATTCCAAAGGTTTTGGATTTATTGTACCGGACGAAGGCGGTGAAGATGTGTTTGCACATTTTAGCCAAATTCAAATGGAGGGCTATAAAACTTTGAAAACAGACGAACATGTCCAATTTGAAGTTACAGATGGTCCAAATGGTAAACAGGCTCAAAATATTCAACGGAGTTAATATGTATCAATATCGTGTTTGGGTTAAACTTAATCAGTATCAAACTGCTGACGTTGTAGTCAATGCAAACAATGATTGGGAATGTAAAATGCTTGCAGAAAGCATGTACGGTTCTGGTATGGTTCTAAACTACAGCAGAATTAATTAAATACACTGTCCGATAGGGGTAAACCTGCATAGCAGGTTGCCAAGGTGAAAGACCTTGTAGTTAGGCGGAGACTCCACAAGCCCTTCGGATTCCGTCAACGTTGTCAACGTAATATAGGGCTAAGGCGTTATATATACATCATGGAGAAAGTTATGAAAAAATTATTGACTGCACTTGTTTTGTCTTTTGCTCTTGTTGGAGCAGTATCTGCACAACATAGACATTATGGCCATCACGGATATCATGGTCCAAGAGTAATCCACCACCATAGTGGTAATTGGGGACAAGTATTTGTTCCGTTGATCATCGGTGGAGTTGTAGGTGCTGCCATTGCAAATAATAATAGACCCGTTGAGACTCCTACTGTCGTTGTTCAGCCACCGATCGCACAAGGTTCTCCAATTATACAATGTCCTCAAGGTACATACCCATTTGAGAATTTTGGTTGGGTTAAAAACCAATATGGACAATTTGTCCAAGCTATCTATATTGAGTGTAAGTAATGGCCTACTCAGATAAAGTTGTTGATCACTATGAAAATCCCAGGAATGTCGGATCTTTTGACAAGGGTGATCCTAGTGTTGGTACTGGTATGGTTGGCGCACCTGCTTGCGGCGATGTAATGAAATTACAGATAAAGGTTGACCATGATACAGGTATTATTACAGATGCGAAATTTAAAACGTATGGCTGTGGATCGGCTATCGCGAGCTCGAGCCTCATTACAGAGTGGGTCAAAGGCATGCACATCGACGAAGCCAGAACAATTAAAAACTCCGAAATTGCCGAAGAGCTAGCTCTACCACCAGTTAAGATACATTGTTCAATTCTAGCAGAAGATGCTATCAAAGCGGCAGTAGATGATTACCGTAACCGACACAGCCAATAAGAAAATCCTACAACTTCTGTCTCGACGTGGCAAGGGTATTGGTATACGGCTAGGCGTAAAAACTACAGGTTGTAGTGGCCTTGCTTATACGTTAGAATATGTTGATAGTTATACTGTCGAAGAAGGTGTAACTAATTTTGCCCAACCAGAGTTTGTAGTATTGGTTGATGCAAAGTCACTGGCATACCTACAAGGACTCATTGTTGATTGGGCTCGTAATGGACTCAATGAAGGATTTGAATTTCGCAATCCCAATGAACGTGATAAATGTGGGTGTGGAGAAAGTTTTAGAGTGTAAATAAAAGTTAAGACTGTATGAAGTAGACAGAAAAGGATTCAAGACGCGGGGGCAGTGCCCGCCAGGTCCACCATAAAGTACATTGGCCAACACCCGACATACTGGGATAATAAGATGGCATAGCCGCTAGTGTATTTTATAATGGGCCTGACACAGGATCGATTGGGTCACAAGTATTGAAATGGACAGTCCGGCAATGTAGAAGCCGTTAGGATTGGGGTCTCCCGGTCGAAGAAGCACAACAAAGTAAACGCAAACGACTCACAGTTCGCATTGGCAGCCTAAACGCAGCCTAGGGTAAGACATACCTCGTAACAGAAACTCAGAACCCGCTTCGGCGGGTTTTCTTTTGGCAAAAATTTCTTAAAATTGTAATCATACTGTAATCATTTTGTGTTTAAATATTAATATCACAAACACAAGGAGACTTACAGTGAAAAAACTATTTGCTATTCTATTAGCCGCAGTGACTATATCAGCACAAGCCACGGACATCACAGGTGCAGGAGCGACATTTCCATTTCCAATCTATGCCAAGTGGGCTGAAGGATATAAGAAAGCCACAGGTACCGGTATGAACTATCAGAGCATTGGATCATCTGGTGGCATTCGCCAAATCAATGCAAAGACAGTGGACTTTGGTGCAACTGATGCTCCAGTATCAGGTGAAAACTTAGACAAGAACGGTCAAGTACAGTTCCCTGCTATTATCGGCGGAACAGTTCCTGTTGTAAACTTAGACGGTTTCAAGCCAGGCGAACTACGCATCACTGGACCAGTTATGGCCGAAGTGTTCTTGGGCAACATTGCCAAGTGGAATGATCCTCGATTACTAGCATTGAATCCAGGCAAACAATTACCTGATCAGCCTATTACCATTGTACATCGTGCTGATGGTAGTGGTACAACATTCAACTGGACAGACTATCTTGCTACAGTTAGCCCCGAGTGGTTGAGCCGAGTAGGTCGTGGTGCGGCAGTTAAATGGCCGGCTGCTAGTTCAGTAGGTGGCAAGGGCAATGAAGGTGTTGCTGCCAATGTAAACAGAATTAAAGGTTCAATTGGTTATGTAGAGTATGCTTATGTTAAGAAAAACAATATGACATTTCTACAACTGCAGAACAAGGCAGGCCGGTATGTTAGCCCAGATGACTTAACATTTGCCGCTGCCGCAGACGGTGCTGATTGGTTCAGTGTTCCTGGTATGGGACTGAGTATTGTGGATCAAAAGAATCCCAATGCTTGGCCAGTGAGTTCAGCCAGTTTCATCATCATGTACAAAGAGCCAAAGAGCAAAGCTACCAGCGATGAAGTATTAAAGTTCTTTGATTGGGCATTTAAGAATGGCAAGAAAGATGCCGCAGACTTAGACTATGTAGCATTACCGGACAGTTTGACAAAACAGATCCGTGAGCGTGTTTGGACACAGATTAAGTAATCTTTGATAAACAATGAGCCCACTTCGGTGGGCATTCTTTTGGTAAAAATTCCGGTTGCGGTATTACCATTAATGTTGTATAATAAACTATACAAACAAGGAGTTCATATGAACAACGCAGAACACACACTTACTCAACTTAAACTTTGGTGCATTGCACAATCCAAAGATGAACAGATTTGGACTAACAAAGGTACTACCTACTACTGGAATCGCGGCAAAGATACCAGCACTGGACTTATCAACGGTGTTGTCCGAAAACTTGCAGGCAAAGATGCACAAGGTGTTGACATTTGGGTAGTCGCAGGATCACTTAAAATTAATCCAAACGGCACCATTGCTCGCTTCACTGGCATTCCTAGCAAAGTCCAAAAGACTTTCGAGCCGCACGAATCTAATACTACTACTCCTATCGACTTTCCTCAACTAGAAACTGTTTAATATGACAATGCACCTTGAAGGTCCATGGCTCAGTACCACCGGCAAGCGTAAAGGAAAAGTTAAATTTCGTAATGCCGAAGAAGCCAAGAAGGCTCGAGAACTTGACGAGGCATGGCGGCAACTTCAGAAGAAGTGGGATGTCGAAGCTGAAGACAAGAAACGCCGACGTGCATTAGAGGCAGAACCACTGACCTACAAACTATCTATTCCAGAAGGTCGTAGTACTGCACATATTAAAAGTCTTGGACAAAGCACAGGAGTAGCCGTGTTGAAGCCAGCTCCAGTTTATACAGGTACAAAAATCAAAGGCATCGGTACTATGCATAAATCAAATGCTGTGCCTATTTTCAGCGATGAAGAAGCTGTAGCTATTGCTACCATGCGCCGATAAATAGATCTTATGAAGCCAACTTTAAATGAAAAATTTCTCGCCTACCTAGCATTATTCAGTGGATTGTTTTTATCACTGGTTGCAGAGTACTACAGTATTCTGGGACTGACCTCTATCTTCTCCGCCGCAGTTATCCCTGTGGTTATTATGGGTATAGCATTAGGCCTGGGTAAAATTACAGCTACCTTATGGCTCAAACAAAATTGGTTAATTGCTCCGTGGTCAATGCGGATCTATCTATTCACTGCTATCGTGGTCCTCATGATAGTTACCAGCATGGGTATCTTTGGATTCCTAAGTAAAGCACACAGTGACCAAAGTCTAGTGTCTGGTGATGTACTAGCAAAAATATCAATATATGATGAAAAAATTAAAACTGAAAAAGAGAATATTGAAACGAACCGTAAGGCGCTCAAACAAATGGATGAGGCGGTTGACCAAGTCATGGGCCGCAGTAGTTCAGAAACGGGTGCAGATAAGGCAGTGGCAATCCGTCGTAGTCAACAAAAAGAAAGAGGACGACTACAGCAAGATATTGCTCAAAGCCAGCAGACGATCTCAGCCCTTAACGAACAGCGAGCGCCTATTGCGGCGGAGGTCCGCAAAGTTGAGGCAGAAGTTGGTCCAATCAAATATATCGCTGCCTTTGTCTATGGCGAGACAGATCAAACAATTCTCGAAAAAGCAGTAACCTGGGTAATCATCATCCTTATTGTGGTGTTTGATCCTTTAGCAGTTATTCTGTTATTGTCTAGTCAAATTAGTTTCCAGAACTTCCGTGAACGTGAAGATCCCAATGAAAAAGAATTGGAAGAATTTGCGGATGCCTTTAATGAAGTATTTTATGAACCAGATGATGGTCCATTAACTGATGAACAAATTGATCAGATAAAAGACAGTGTTAAGCAATCTGATATGCTACGTCCAGATCCATCACCCCCAGGATGGATGTATAATACCACTACAACAACATATCCTTCTAACGAAGAAGAAGTTGAAGAATTGAAAAACGAGTTTGACCGTAGCAAACATGCCTATCTAGACAAACCATTCTCACATTTTAAAGACCTCAAGCCTATGGTATATAAAGTGGAGGGTGACAGCCCAAAGGATCCTGTCGACATAGTCGAAGAAAAATCTACTGTCACAGATACACCGTTGTTTGTACAAAACGAAGAACAAAAAGAAAGCGACCTTTGGACTAAGACTGCTATTAGCAAAGAAGAATATTTTGAAACCAGCGCGGCTGTTAATCCAGATCCCTACAATGACGCACCTCATCCAGAAATTGTAGAGTACATTGAACTTGTGAAATCTAAGAAGATGGCATTGCGTGATGTTCCACAAGAATATATAATGGCAGTTAAAGCAAGAATATAATGGAAAATAGAATAACATTAATAACCCCTCCGGATTTTTTTGAGAATGAATCGTACAGTATCATGTTTGTACATCTGTCAGATGAAGATCAAACACAGGTAAGCAAATGGTTAGCCGATGCTAATCTCACAGAACATATCAACATTTATTTTTATGATCACGACATAAACCTTGAATGGTTTTTCTATGCACTGGCTAGATGCGAGTACACGTATGTTGACCTTGAAAGTCTCAATACTGCTACGTCTATCCTAGGCGGCTACATACTAGGAAAGAAAAACGTCTATTACAAAACTGATAATGAAAACACATCCGCAGTTTGTCACTTCATTAATCAGAATAGGATAACTAAAGTAGAAGCATTTTTAGAAAGAGCATTTAATGACAAAATCGGAATCAAATCACAAGTGTGATTTTTGCAATAAAAGCAAAGAGGATGTGGAGAAGTTAATTGTCGGGGACCACGCTGCCATTTGTAATGATTGTGTAGAGCTATGTATTGACATACTCAAAGATGAAAAAGTAAAAACTTTTCCTAATACACTTAAACTATTAAATCCCGTTAAAATAAAAGAGTACCTTGACGATTATGTTATCGGACAGGACGATGCTAAGATTGCCCTAAGTGTAGCGGTTAGTCAGCACTTTAAACGTATCAATAATCCCAGTAAAGACATTGAACTAGAAAAGACTAACGTATTAATGTTAGGTCCAACAGGCTGCGGCAAAACAATGATGGCACGTAAGATTGCCGAATACCTAGATCTTCCATTTGCCATATGTGATGCCACAGGTATTACAGAAGCAGGCTACGTAGGTGATGACGTAGAAAGTATCCTAACACGTTTGATCAACGAAGCAGACGGAGACATACAAAAGGCTGCTCGTGGTATTGTTTACATCGACGAAATTGATAAGATTAGCCGCAAAGGCGAAAGTGCCAGTATTACTCGAGATGTGTCAGGTGAAGGTGTACAGCAGGCCCTATTGAAGATGATTGAGGGCAGTATTATGCGAGTTCCGTCAACCAGTAAAAGAAAGCATCCCGGCAGTGACATGCAGGAGATTGACACACGCAGTATCTTGTTTATCTGTGGTGGCGCATTTGTGGGCATTGACAAACTTATTAAACAACGTACAGGTGCTAGAAGTGTAGGTTTCCATGCTAACGTAGATAACGTAGAAGATAACCCGGATGTGTTTCATGATGTAACAACCAAGGATCTCATCAAGTTTGGACTTATTCCCGAGTTTGTAGGTCGCTTCGGATTAATCACTAATGTAGATGAACTCGAAGAAGATCAACTTGTACAGATTCTAACAGATACTAAAAACAGTACTATTAAACAATATCAGTATATGTTCGAATTAGACGGTATTAATCTAAGTTTTGATCAGGATGCACTACGTGAAATAGCAAAGAGAGCCAAGGACCTTAAGACTAATGCTCGTGGACTTAAGAACATTATTGAAAAGGTTCTAATGCCTTACCAATTTGATGCTGTAGATCTCGTCGAACGCGGTTTGAAATCGATTCACATAAGTAAAGATACTATTGATGGCTCACCGGCCACTATGATTTTTGATAAAAAGAAAAATGAGCAAAAACAACAAAGCACCAATGGGTAATAAGGTTATTGTAGGAGACCTTCCCTTAAACGTAGCACTGAGAAAATTCAAACAGAAAGTAGAAGATTCTGGAATTTTGGAAACACTGAGATCCAAAATGTTCTACGAAAAACCAACCACTGAACGTAAGCGTAAGAAAGGAGCCGCAAAGGCTCGCTGGAATAAAAAGTTACGAGATCAGTCATTACCTAAAAAAATGTATTGACATTTATCATAGATTCCCTTATAATTTACTATAAGGAGAATACTATGATCAAACCTGAAAATTGCGAAGTTACTACAATCTCGGCAAAACGCTTAGATAATGCAATCGACATCAAACATATCTTTAAGGGCTATACAAGAATAGCCTATGAGATTTTTACATTAGAAGAGACTTTAAAATACGGTGAATCTGCTGATGAAGCGGATGCAGAAAGAGTATATAGACAGCTTGCACAATTTCCAGGGTGGCCTACTGAAGCCAGTCAAGAAGCCGCAGGACGTGATATTCTTGATGTACTTAAAAAGCGCCCTTGGCTAACAAAAAATGATATTGGCATCCGAGTATGGAACATATCAGATAAAGAATGCCAAAATATCTATGATCCCCATAAAGAAACCCGTGACATTGAACAGGAATTAATCCGTAGACACATAGAGCAATACAACCGTGCTCCTATTGGAAATAAGGTAGAACAGCGTCGACTTGAAAAAGGACAAGACGCTATTAAGATCAAGCCTACAGTAGCACCTGGTCTTATTACAAAATTATTTGGTGCATAAGATCATTGATAAATAATATTGTGAACATTGTAACAGAGTACGCTGTTACTGACACAATGCGAATATTGATACTAAGGAGAAATATTATGCCGCAGAAAATTACAGCCACAATCACCCCTCAAGAATTTAAAGACTTATTTGGTTTTGATGAACCAAGTGGACTTTATAACAACCCCCAGTTTAGACTAGTAATAAACAAGTTTGGTAGATGCTATTGGCTACTAAGTATTGACAACCTTCAAGGTCCAAGATTTAGTGGTAATAATGTCTACTATCAAGGCAATAACTCTAGATTGATTCGAACCATCTATCCTCAGGCACGTAGAATCATTGACGTAGGTGCTAACGTTGGTAACAACACCATTGCCTACGCAGAATGGGCAGAGAACGTAGAAAGTTTTGAACCAACTCCTACTACTTTAACCATGCTAGAAGCCAACGTCGAAATTGCCAAACGTAGCAATCTACAAGGTGTATACTGGAAAGGCACTGATATTGCTGGTTCGATATATAGAGATGCAGATGCCCCCTCCGGTTGGTTTACTTGGAAAGGTGTACAACAATCTATGAACATTGTTGGAAATATTAATATCCACAAGGTTGCTGTAACAAATCGAAACATAGGAACTATTGGCATCCAAGACCATCCCGAGCATGGGGGTCATAACTTTGCTGTCTATAATGAGAAACACGTTAAAAAATCACAACACGTTGTTCAAGTACCCGCCCGGACAATTGATAGTTTTAATTTTGAAGATGTGGATGCTATTAAAATTGACGTAGAAGGCAGTGAGCTATTTGTTATTGAAGGCGCAGATGCTACTATTAAACGATGCAGACCTAGTGTACAGGTAGAGATCGTTCCAAAACAATGTACACAATATGGTTACAATCCACAGGACTTGTATGATTACTTTGACAAATTAGATTATGTATGCGTATGTGCTGTACGAAAGCCATTAAATGCAGAACAAAAAGGTCTAGAATTTGGACAAGACATTGGAATGATACATCGTCAAATTCCAAAATATATGGATAGATTGTTTGTACCACGCGAAGTCCATTTTACAACAGATTACAGTATTATGCAACAAGCAGACAACGAGTTTGAAAAATTATTCGATTTTGGTTAAATTAATCTAAAAGGGTGTTGACAGACACCCTTTTTTATTGTATAATTATTACATGAACTAGCAATAGTGTCTTGTTCATAAAACACTAGCCCTTGTGGTTAGTATAAAATTTTTAACAGGCCGTGTGCCAGAAAAGGAAATATCATGAAAGTAAAATTTTCACCCATCTACGGTGACGTTCATCCGTTTGAAAAACGCAGGTTTGGTAAAAATCTTGTCAAAGTAACAGAAGAGGATCCTAGTAATCCGTCTGATGCTGCAAAAAAGTTAACTTCTCTATCTAAAAAACAGCTTGAGAAATTGTGTAATAAACACAAAGTTCTCCACGAGCTCCCAATGAATAATCCGCAGGAGAGTTTACCAAATATTATTGATGCTGTTTTAAATCACTTTGAAGAGACGGGCATCCTTAAAAATATCATTCTTCCGTTTATTGAAGAAAAATCTCCTCTCCAAGAACCAGACGAATTGTTGTATCCAATTGACCGAGTTTTTCTAAATTACGGTCCTGACGGTAAAGGTGGTCAGCGTAATCCTAAACCTCGTCATGTATTAGAAATGATGCGTAAGTTTAATATTAAACTACTTACTGTAGGTATGGCCAGACGAAATAGCACAGGTCAAGTATTTGTTAATGAAGGTCAACAACGCAGTATTGCCGCAGGTATTTTAGGCAAATCTAAAATGTGTTATCAATGTCTTGTTAGTGACGACGAGGCCGACGATCCTATTGCTTATAAAGGTGAGAATAGCGGTAAGTTGTCACAGTCAGATGTAGAGACTTATGAGTCTGATGCAATTATTGCAAAAAACGCTCTCGAAAAATATTTGCTTAAGAACGGTCGTGGTGTTCATACTGATCTAGATTTTGCATCTGTTCAACGAATTCTTAATGTTGGGCCAGAGCAGGACGAATTTGTCCATTATAAGATGAAACGTATCCTATATTGGAATCGTAGATCTGTACAACAGATTCATTTAGTTAACTCTGATGCAGACTCAAAGACACGGTTCGCTACTAATCACTGTGGAAACTATAGTCAAACATGGGATATTTTTGAAACAGACGAATACACTGACAACAACGATCGTGTATTAAAATCTGCACTTGATTTCTATCAGCGTGTTTGGTCAAAACGTGCAATGGTCACCGGTGATTTGATTATGTTCTTAGAGTTCTTTTACTTTAATCAAGATTGGTTTTACGATTTTGACGAGAACGAACAAGAATATTTTTTAATCCGGATGAAAAATGCTATACAACCAATTTGGGTTGATAATGAAACAGGTAATAAAGGTGCTGGTAACAGAGCAGTATGGGATGTTATCCAGGACGCTCGATCTGCATGTTATCCGTTTAAAACAGTTGCAGACAAGCAAGCAAACAGCATTTACTACTCTGCGGCCAGTCCTCGAGTAGCACAATGCATGTGGATTGGAACTGCACTTTATCATCTTCTTAAGGAACGCATGGATGAAGACGATGTTAAGTTATTGGTACAGCCATCTGTTATTACAGAAGATGGAACTGAGTTAGTTTACGATAAGTTGATTATTGTTCCTAAATCTGCAGAGAAAAAACCTACTAAGGCAAAACTTAAAGTAGCTAAGAAAGCCTAAGATGCGTTACACTGATGTAATAAATCAGATGATCCTCGATCGCAAGTTGGTCGAGGATCAACTAGATAGAAAAACTTGGAAAAATTTACAATCGTATCATCTTTGTCACGAACACAATGATCTTAGATATGATCACATTTTAAGGATTATGAAAAAGTGGCACGGTGGTACGATCGAGCAATGGATCGAGTCTGACAAATGCCCAGTAAGTCAAAAAACTGATTCGGGTAAAGAATATCTCATAGACTATGGTAAGGGAAAGAATAGTGTGTTACATCAATTTAGGCATGCGTTTGTTTCTAATCCAGACCTTGCTTATGAATATAAGATGTTTCACACTCCAGAAAATGATCATTGCCCGCAACCAAAATCTAAAGGTGGGCAAGATTTGTTTGATAACTGTGAAGTTGTGATCAAATACCCAAATCAATCATCGTTGGATTTAGATCTAGATGATATTATTGAGGCTTGTGAATTAACCCTAGCAACCTATAAACGAATTAGAGACAAATTGCAGATTGACAAACCTAAATAAAGACGATATAATAAACACATGGCAAAACATTTAATGATCGATATGGAGACTATGGCAGTTTCCCCAAACGCTGTAGTCCTCAGTCTAGGCGCAGTACACTTCAATCCCTATTCACAGGGCTATGGAGAAAAGATATATTTTAAAATTGATCTCGATGACCAAGACAAACTAGGCCGTGAAATCGATCCCCAAACATTGGAATGGTGGGGGCGACAGGATCCTGCTATCATGGAAGAAGCTTTCAGCGAAGAAGGTCGTATTCCCCTAGTTGATGCTATGGATCAGTTCCACAAATTTGCTTGGAACTGCGATGCATATTGGAGTCATGGCGCTACCTTTGATCTTGTGATTATAGAAAACATTTATCGCCAACTTGGTAAACCACTGCCATGGAACTATTGGCAACTACGCGATACTCGCACATTGTTTGATTTGGGCTACGATCCAGATATGCCACAGGGCAGTAAACACGATGCCCTGCAAGATGCTATTCGACAAGCAGTAGGTGTGCAAAACATCTACGCAAAAATGAAAATCAGACCACGATAATGTTCATGGTTTCCCTATTACTAAAATAGGAAAATACAATGGAAGACTCATGGTTTTCCATTGATTTCTTCATTAAATACATGTACAATAAATATTGTTTCATTCACACACAAAGGAGATATTATGAAAACAGTGGGAGATAGATTGGAAAAATTTGCCGTAACAGGCGTGAACCCAGGTAAAGATGATTTCTTTACTATTACAGATGAGAGCTTTGCAGGAAAGTGGAAGGTAATTGTTTACTATCCTAAGGACTTTACGTTCGTTTGTCCTACAGAAATTGTAGCCTACGATAAACTGTTCCAAGACTTTGCCGACCGTGACGCTGTATTGCTGACAGGTTCAACAGACAACGAGTTCTGTAAACTAGCATGGCAACGTAGCCATGAAGATTTGAGCAAGATTAAACACATTCAGTTTGCTGATACTCAACGCCCTAACAACGAAACTTATGAGAATCTTAGCCTAATCGAACAGCTTGGTGTGTTCTATGCTCCAGCAGGTGCCGCACTTCGTGCAACATTCATTGTTGACCCAAACAATGAAATCCAACACGTTACTGTCAACAACTTGAACGTTGGTCGCTCACCCGAAGAAACACTTCGTGTATTGGATGCGCTACAAACTGGCGAACTATGTGCTTGTAACCGTACAGTCGGCGGTGAGACTCTATAATGTTAGAAACTATATGCGACACGTTAGTTGAAGCATATAGACGCAACTGGATTACCAGTCGTGATGGCAATGTTTCAATTCGTCATCACGACCGTGATCACTTTTATATCACACCCAGTGGCGTCCGTAAGCAGACCATGCAACCTGATCAGTTCAAGAAGATTGGCATTGAGAAAGGTTACTACGATCAACCTCCTCGATTGTATCATGCTGGCAAGGAATTAGAGTACACTGACATTAGTGCTAACCTAAAGCCTAGCGGAGAACTACCATTGCACTTTGGCTTACAACGAGAAATGGGTCAACACTCAAGCGATGTTAGAGTTGTAGTTCATTTACATCCAACTTACTGCATTGCGGCCATGCATGCCGGTATTGATTTAGGAACGGTTAGTGCAGCCTTCCCAGAACTTAATCGCTATACTAAAGTTGCACCCAACGTTGGTGATGTTCCGCCTATCAGTCAAGAACTTGCTGATCGTTGTCACGAGAATCTACAGTTAGATAATCTAGGCAACATCGCCTACGATATTGTTGGTATCAAAGGTCACGGTGTTGTAGCCATTGACACAAGCCCATGGAGGGCGTTTGAACACATTGAACGATTAGAACATATTTGTCAAATCGTATTAGCATCAGGGAAATATTAAAATGAGTTTTATTGAATCAGTGAAAGGTGCGTTGCCAGACTACGCCAAAGATACAAAATTAAATCTGGATGCTGTATTGCTACGCAGTACATTGGATGCCGATGTTGCTATGGGCTGTGCAGTAGCCGCTCTGGCCGCAACTGGCAACGGCAAAATATTATCAGTAATGTTAGCAGATGCTCCAGTACACGCAGAGTCAGCAATGACAGCCGCAAGCATTATGGCACAAAACAATGTATGGTACCCATTCGTTGAGATGGCTGATGATCCTAGTCTAAAAGGATTGCCAGCAGGTTTGCGTATGAACGCCATTCTGCACCACGGTGGAACTACTAAGGCTAACTTTGAAGCATTCAGTCTTGCTGCCAGCATTGTGGGCAAGTGCCATTTTTGTGTTAAGGCACACTATGACACACTTAAAAAGGAAGGCTATACTGTAGAACAACTTCGAGACATTGGACGTATTGCCAGCGTTATGAACAGTGTAGCCAAAGTGTTAAACAGTTAATTTGGCTAAAAAAGGTATATTATCTGCAATATTTTTGTTGACAAGATAATTAAATTACTATATAATAATAGCATAGACAGTAAATTATAAGGTTAGGTACAGCAACATTCATAATACTATGAATCGTTGGACCCTATGGTAGTCAGCTGGAGTTGAAGGGCTTGCCCGGAGACATTGAAGGTTGCTATTGAAATAGACCAACAAGCTCAGAGTGATGGCCTGAGTAAAATAAAAGCAGTCAACAACTAACCTGTTAAATCCTAGGATGGATTCAGCAACTTAAACATTAAACTCTGAGCTAACTGCTATAGAAGATGGTCGCAGGACACAGTAGAAATACTGTACTAGGAAACTAGACTCGAAGGAATAGACGACACATTGGAAAGACTTTGTATGATGATTGTACAGACACAACACAATCTAGGCAACATGAATTGTTTGCTAGGCTTGCGGAACTAAACCGATACACTGGGGAATAGGCAAGCAGAAAATAAAATACGGTTCCGACCATCCTGTTGTATAGGTTATATACAGCAACAATTTTTTAATTAACATAACCTGAAGGAAAGTAAAATGAACGCATTTGTTGAAGCGGTTAAGTCCGTTCCAGTTGAATCTCGTACCGCAAACGGTATGAAGACTTTTGAATCTAGCAAGAGTGATCTTGTAGATTTGTTCTTTGCCATTGGTGCAAGCCGTGGCAAGGATTTAAGCACTCAGTTTGCTCGCGCACTAGCACAAGACGAAACTCTTGCTCTACGTCTTTTGATGTGGGCACGTGACGTGCGTGGTGGCGCCGGCGAACGTGACGTTGTTCGTAAGATTCTAGTAAATCTAGAAAAGACCAACCCAGCCGCATTGGCAAGAATTCTGCCACACCTGGCTGAATTTGGACGTTGGGACGACCTATTGATTTTTACTTCCAAGGAAGTGAAGGCGCAGGCATTTACCCTAATCGGTGATGCGCTACGTGCTCGCAATGGGTTGGCAGCAAAGTGGATGCCACGTCAAGGTCCGTTGGCAGTTGAAATCCGCAATTTCTTCGGTATGAGCCCAAAGTTCTATCGTAAGAGTTTGGTTAACTTGAGTAAGACCGTTGAACAGAACATGTGTGCAAACACATGGGACCAAATCAATTATGGACACGTTCCATCGTTGGCGGCTGCTCGTTATCAAAAGGCTTTTAAGAAGCACGATGCTGTTGGTTATGATGCCTATAAGGCACGTTTGGTCTCTGGTGAAGATAAGGTTAATGCCGCAGCCGTTTACCCATACGATGTGATCAAGTCACATAAGTTTGGTGGAGACGCAACTGTGATCCAATCACAGTGGGATGCATTGCCAAACTACATCGGTGATGAACTGGTGTTGCCAATGTGTGACGTGTCTGGCTCTATGAGCTCACCAGTTGGCGGAAACGCTAACTTGACTTGTATGGATGTTTGCGTGAGCTTGGGCTTGTACCTTGCTGATAAGAACACTGGTCCATTCAAGGACATGTTTTTGACTTTCTCTGCAAAGAGCAAGATCGAAATCTTGAAGGGTGACTTGTTAAGCAAGTTGGCTCAACTACAACGTGCAGATTGGGACATGAGTACCAACCTACACGCGGCCTTTGACACTGTATTAAACTACGCTGTCAAGGCCAATGTCGATGCCAAGGATATGCCACGGTATGTCCTTATCATGAGTGACATGGAGTTCAACGTTTGTACTCGCAACGATGACTCTGCTATGCAGATGATCGAACGCAAGTACAACGAAGCAGGATATACTGTTCCAAACATTGTATTCTGGAACTTGAACGCTCGTGCAGGTAATGTACCTGTTAAGCACGACAAGAAGGGTGTTGCCCTTGTTAGCGGATTTAGTCCAGCTATCATGAAGAGCATCCTGAGCGCTGAATCATTGGATCCTGTATCAGTAATGATGCAGACTTTGAACAGCCCACGTTATGCTGTAATAGCATAAGGTGGTTAAAAAGGACTCCTAGGAGTCCTTTTTTTTGATTACTTAAACCAACCTATCTTCTTACCCTGTGCTTTGCGCTCATCGTATTCTTCAGGAGTACTTGGGAAACGTAATGCCCATATAGCGCAGAGTGCCATTCCCAGTCCAACACCTGCAACTAGTTTCCAATTGTAGGTAGTGAACCAAAGAATGATAAGACTGATATCCATGGTAATGATCATAGCCCATTTACCATATGTTGGGAATACTCGTTTCTCACTCCAATTACGTAAGAACGGACCAAACAGTTTATGATTCATAATCCAATTATGCCAGCGATCTGAACTTTTGGCAAAACAGTAGGCAGCACCCACAGTTGGTGTGCTCCATGGAATTCCAGGTGTGACTACTCCAATATAGGCAATGCCTAAACAGATAAATCCTAGAGTCATCCATAACGCTTTTTTAATCTTTTCCATAATAAATCCTTATCAACTATTTAACTTGGTAAAATAGTGATTGACAAAAGTTTGAATTCCGTGTATAATTAGTATATGAAACACTCGAAACTAGATCGTCGACATACTGGCTATTCAGACTTCAAGTATGCGGCTCAATTTGTTTCTAAAGAAAAACACAAATTCTGCGATATTAGAGAATGGGCATGGTCTCAATGGGGGCCTAGTTGTGAAATGGAATTTTGGGATTCTATTAGAAATCCTAGATGGTGTTGGGTAGTTGATCAATATAAAATTAAGATTTTCCTTGCCACTGACGCAGAGTATCAGTGGTTTTTACTAAAATGGACATAAAATGATTATTCACTTAGTCAGTGATTTACACTTAGAATTTGCCTACCAAGAGTTACCCGGTGGTGATGTCCTTATCTTGGCTGGAGATATCTGCGAGGCAAAAACCTTGCGTAAGGAATTCCACCAGACTAAGGTAATCGATCGTGTACCAGGTGCGTTCAAAGCCTATGACTTTTTCTACAGCGAATGTGCCAAATACAAAAAGGTGTTCTATGTTATTGGAAACCACGAACATTATCACGGACGTTTTGACAAGACCTACAACGAATTAAAGGCTATGATGCCCGACAACGTAGTCTTGTTGGAAAAGGAGTGTTTCGAGTATGAAGGTATATTATTCTTAGGTGCTACATTATGGACTGACCTTAATAAGGGTGATCCTATTACAGTTTACACTATGAAAGGTTTTATGAATGACTACAAGGTTGTTCAAAACTTTTATGCAGACAAGGGGTTGTACTACAAGTTAACTCCTGAGCACACCTTTGAAGAACATCGTAAAACTAAAGAATATTTTAAGTTTATGCTAGAAGAAAAAAGAGACGTGCCGGTTGTTGTAATCACACACATGGCTCCTAGTTTTCAAAGTGTCAACCAAAAGTTCAAACACGAAACTACAACCAATGGCGGGTATGCTAGTGAGTTAAGTGAGTTCATCCTTGATCATCCTAACATCAAGGTATGGGTGCATGGGCATATGCATGATCCTGTAGACTACAAGATTGGTGATACCCGTATACTTGCTAACCCAAGAGGCTACATGCCTTGGGAAGATGGCAACGGCTTTGAACCTGGTCTGTACTTTGAGGTATAAAGCATGGCTAGTCTAGCAGAATACTTTGAAGCCAATCGCCCTAAACCCAAATACAAGTTTGGGGATAGGGTCGAAGGTGTGTATATGAAGATACCCTATGTCGGTACAGCCTATACAGATAATCAACGAAATGAAATAGAGGGCCCTATGGTTAGTATTCATTTAGATCTGCCTATGAAAATTGGAAAAATGTGGCACGAATACATTCGTGTCAAATACAAAGACATTAAAGGACTACGTAAATGAACAAAAGAATTCAACAACTTAAAGAACAGGCTATGGAATGGGTGCCTAATCAGGTAGATCCAGATACCAAGATTAGATTGCTTAATGCTGAAAAGTTCGCCGAGTTGATTGTTCAGGAATGTATTGAGCAGGTGAGAGGAGAATTTCTGCCTGTGCTAGAAGATGAAGCTATGATGAAAGATACTCATTGGGACGGATATGTCCAATGCGGAGTTGACAGTGTTGTGGCCATTAAAGAACATTTCGGAGTTGAAGAATGATAGTCTTAACCTTTTCTCTGCAAAACCCTTACTTTAAAGGTTTGAAGGATTTTAAAAACATCCGCAACTGGCACGGATCTCTTCCTTTCAAAAACAAGTACTGGGAATTTGAAGTCATGCGTTCGGGCGCACTAATAGAGTTTGACTTTACAGTTCGCACACGTTGCGATCATGCCGGCATCACATTGGGCTTAGGTCTGTTCAACTATGCCCTCAATCTCACTGCTTATGATAATAGGCATTGGAATCACGAAACCAACACTTGGAGTTAAAAAATGACATCAACAGTACGTATACCTTGGACTAGAGAATTTGATAATGAGTACAAATGGAATGAAGTCTGTGCCAGAGCCATTGAAATGTTTGGCTTGCCCGGAGATAGATTTGAAACTCATGCCAATGTTAACTATATGGACTTTGTATTTAAAAGCAACAAAGACGCATTGATGTTTGCAATAGAACATAATGGAAGTATTGTACCCGATGATGAACTAACTGTAGAAGCTGTGGGAAGATACATGCAGTGAGAAAGCGTGAGGATGAAACTTATGAAGCATGGTGCAAACGTGTTGAAATGTATGAACACGGTTGTGCCCTGCAACGGATTGCCGAAGGTGATCCTATAGATAAAGTTTTAGATGATATGAGTCGTAAAATTGTGCAAAAACTTTTACATCCTCTCTATGACGAAATCCGTAAATCATCAAATACTACTTATGATGCAGAAGCTAGCAGAAAAGACTATTATGAAAAATACTTAAAAAATCGCGATCCAGTAGCGGATCATGTTGAAGGTCAATTATTTGACAAACGCGATTAATTCGTGTATAAATATAGCTGTAGTGAATACTTTTAAGATTTGCTACCGGACATAGTGTCCAAACTATTCTTACTTACCAATTC